CGCGAGGGGCGTAAGTGGATTGCAACGCTTCGGTACTATCGGAGCTCGTTCGCCCAACTATCCCTGATTAAGAATGCCGGGATCATCGCTGCCAATGCTGCGCTGGCTCTCGAAAACACAACCGCGATCGTGATTGTTTCGTGCCGCGTACCTGACGCCGCTCGGAAAGAGATTGAGGGCGGTTTGGGAATCGTCGTATTCGACCGTTCTCTGCTGCTTGCCCTAGCGGGCAGAAGTGGGGACGCGGCGCTATTCGATGATCTTGTGGCATTCCTTGAGGCCGATTCGGACGATCTCCTTGCGAGCCTTCGATACGAAGTCACAGGTCCAGAATTCGACGCAGCCTTTGACGCCAGCCTTGAGCCGCTAAGCCAATCTAACGGTAGTGACAGTACCGGGCACGGCCTGGCTTCGGAACTAGACGCACTCCAGCCTGGCCAAGGCACAGCTGCTGCGTTCGAACAACTCTGCGAGAGAGTTCTCAAATACCTCTTTCCCCTCGACCTCGAAGGCTGGCATTCCCAGCAACGCACGGATGACGGGCTGAACCAGTTCGATTTGATCTGCAGAATTCGACCCAACCGGGAGTACTGGAGGTTCTTAACGGATCATCTCAACAGCCGCTATATCCTGTTTGAGTTCAAGAATTACACCGAAGAGATCAGCCAAGGCCAGATTCTCACTACGGAGAAGTACCTCTTAGAACGCGGTCTCCGTCGCGTGGCAATCATCATGGCGCGGCGCGGCGCCAGCGAAAGCGCGCACAAGGCTGCCCAGGGTGCAATGCGGGAGCACGGCAAGCTGATCCTGGTGATCGATGACGAGACTGTCAAACACATGCTGCTTCAGCGCGACGCGGGCGGCGATCCGTCCGACAAGCTCTTCGAAATCGCGGATCGGTTTCTGCTGACGCTTCCTCGTTAGTCCGACACTTACACCTGATCCTCAGCGAAGATCCCGCCAGAGATCACGGCTGAGCCGACTTCAAGCTCGCCGTAAAGCAGAGGCACGGGATTGCCCTGCGCGCTGGTGTTGACCGGGCCGTTGAAGTTGTACGAGGCACCGTTCTCTGGCGAATCCCGCGCCGATAGGCCGGACGGCTGCGGCGACAGCATCTGAATGACACCGCCGAGCATCATGACGGCGCCGAACTTCATCAGCGGCGCGCCGAGGCCACCACCGAAGTAGCTCACGACGGCGCCCACGACCACCAGCACGGCCCCGATGATCGTCTGCAGAATGCCCCCGCGCTTGCTGCCGACGAGGATGGGCGCAATGCGAATCTCGTCTCGGCCGGGGGGAAGCTCCAGCTCTTCCTTGGTGAGGTTCCGCTTACCTGCAAACACCGCATATGCGATCCCTTTGTCCTTGCTCTCGAGCAGCTCGCGGCGAAATCCCTTGAGCAGCACGCACAACGCCTGGATGGCCTCCGCCGGGCTGGCGACTGCCAGCTCGAAGCGCCGGCCGAAGCGCGTACCGAGCTTGCCGTACAGGCGCACGGTTCGAATTCGTTGCTCCATGGCCCTAGACCTCCGATTCATGGCGCAGCACGCACCGGGTGATCTCGCGCCAGTAGCCGCCATACACATCGCGCGACGAAAGGCGCCCGTGCAGGTGGTGCAGCATGTGTCCGCCGCCCAGATACACACCTGCGTGGTTCGGCACCGGCGCACGGAGCTGCATCAGGATGACGTCGCCTGGCCGCTCCGGCGTGTCCTGCGAAACGACACGGAAGCCTGCCTCGGCGTAGTGCTGCAGGTACAGATCGCCGCCGCTCGCCCACCAGTTGTCGTGCCGCTCAAAATCCGGCAAATGGATGCCACGCTCGCGGTCATACCAGTCGACCACGAGCGAGTAGCAATCCAGGACACCGTGGGCGAACTGCCGGCCGACGAGCGGCGCCTGGTAGCCGCACGGTTCGATCGTGCGCACGTCGTCGGCCGGCCAGGCGATGATGTGCCATGGCACGCCGGAGGCCTCGCATGCAACGCGGTCGGCTTGACTAGGTTCCGCGCTGGCGTTCGGATGGCTGTGCACCACGGCCATCACCTCGCCCATGTCTTCGGCTGCGGCGTAATCCTCCGCCGGCAATTCAAAATGCTCGGTACCGACGGCCACGTTGCGACATGGCACATAGCGCTCCCGCCCGTTGACGACGACCACCAGGCCGCAGGCTTCCCGCGGGAAATCGCGCGCGGCGTGCCGGCGCGCTTCATCGAGTGTTTGCTGTTGCATATCAGGTGCGAACCAGATCCGCCGCAGGGAACGAGCCGAACGGCAGCGGGTTGTTAGCGCCAAAACGGCATTTGCACGACGACAGCCGGCCACCACATTTATCGAGCGAAGGATCGGCCACCGGGTTGTCATCGCGATCGAACATTGCAGCCCCCGTGTAACCGCAGTTCGGCCCCCGATATCCGCCGATCATCAGCCACACACAAACGTTGGCGACGATCTGGCGGCGTGGGAGCTGCACGCCGTTGAAGTCGAGCGCACTGGAGAGTTCGAATTCGACGGTCTCGCTTGTCTCTGCCGTCTTCTGCTCGACGAACCACTCCTCGACGGGCAATTCCTCGGCTGGGTCTGCCTCGGGATTCCCTTCTGGAAAATTCCGCGCGTCGAGAAAACGGCCGAGCGTGCGCCGGCGCCGAAGCTTCGCGCCGACGAGATCGTTGGCGTACAGGCAGACCGCCGAGATGGAGCCATCGACGTTACCAACGGTGAGGCGCGGTGCGGGCTGCTGCCCCTGGCCGGAGCGAGCGAAGCCCTTCCCCTCGATCGGCCACGGGCTGTATTCGTTACCCTGCCACCAGATCGAACCGACCTGTGTGTAGCCGTGAAACCGCAGCATGTCGGCGCCGATCTCGGTGGCATCGAGCTCAAACAGCTCGACGAGCGCGCCGGGCTCGAGGCGCTGAATATCGGCGGTGATTTTCATGCCGTTGGAGCCTCGGGCCACTGGATGTCATCTGCCGACACGTCAACGCGATTTACAGCCACGATGTACCGCTTCCATGCGAGCAATTGCGCCGCCTCGGCCGGGGTCGCCTCTCCTAGTTCGACGGCAATATCGAGGGGGTCCATCGCATCGCGAGCCATCGACAAGCGCACTGCGCGCTCCCGGGTAGCCCGCTCCTTACGCAAGCGAGCATCGACAACGGGGTCCGAGACCCATGTAGCGCCAGACCACACGTGCGCCTCGCTGGGGCGCGGCAGCGTCGTTGCGCCCACCGGTAACAGGCCGACACCCGTAAAGCCGACCCCAATTGGGTATGGGCTGCCGTCCTGGGTGCTGAATACCGAGACCCCCCGGTAATCGGGCAACACGCGCCACTCGCCTTGCTGCCAGTTGCTTGGAATTGAGCCGTCGCCACACAGGTATGCCGCCACGGACCCTTCAGGCGCAACGGGGGGTTGCCTCGGCGTCGCATATGCCGGGACAAGAGGCGCGTCCGGTTCGCGCGGGTTGTCGTCCGCGGCGCCCGCATGGAGAAGCGCGCCGGTCAAATGATGGTAGTGAAAGATTTCCATGATCATGCGTATCGAATGCAGGCCAGCATTGCCACGTTCCTCGGTCGAGTCTCATCGCCGCCAGTGCTGCCCGTATAGCGTCCGCTCCTAAGATCGCCATACGGCCCGCCCGGGTAGGCTGTCCCGACCCCGGTAAAAACAACGTCGGCAGGCATCAAGTGGTTGTGCGAGCGAAAGCTATCGGCTTGGGAAGAGCCGAGAACCCGTCCCGCATCGACACCACGTCCATCATCCCAACCACGCAAAAACTCAGCTCGCAAATCCGGCAAGTTGACAGTTGTTGAGCCATCACCCGCGCCGAACGTCGTTCCGATGACTGCATATAGCTCTTTGTACGTAACTCGCGACACTGCTGCGCCATTGGCTTTGAGCCATCCGTATGGCGGTACCGTAGTCCGGGGAAAGAAGGCTATCTGGCCAACTGCGACTGAATTGACGTACTGCAGACTTGTAATCAAGTCTTGAAGGCCCTTTGCCTGGACCTTCAGCCCATCAACGCCATCGCTCAGCCCATTAATGGCTCCAGCGATGGCCAACATATTGGCGTTCGTTTTTGCGTTGGCTTCACGATTCGTGTTCCCGTCTTTGCCAAGCGGTGCCGTGCCGAGATTGATTTCTTGAAGAATGAGACTCATGGCGCGAAGCTCTGCACAAAGGTTGCTGAAAGGGAATAGACGCCACCAGCCTCGACCGCCGGTGTGTACTCGCCGACGCGATACCGGCCCTGCACTCCAAGCGGCGGCGTCCAGAGGAACGATTTCGCACCGGCGTGTCGATCAATGAACGCCTGAATTGCGCCGACGCGAGCAGCATCGCCGACAAATCGCAGCGGCCAGGACGTAGTGCGGTTGTTAATGCCGTCTGGCACTACCTGCTGGTAGCCATCTCCAAACTGCGCCGACCTCGTGCGCAGCTTGACGCTGCCCTGCGCGCTGCTGCCGGCCGCGCGCCAAGTGAAGGTTTCAAGTGCCATGGAATTCCTGTCAGTTGCGACGGCCGGACAACACGCCGCCCTGCAACG